TTAGTTAATGGTGCTTATACAAAATATTGGAAACAATATATCTCAGAAACATATAATAGAGAAGCAAGAATATTAAAGGCTAACTTTTTATTAGATACAACAGATATATCAAACCTATCTTTTAATGATATTGTTTATGTGCAAAATGCATACTTTAGAATAAACAAAATACAAAACTACTCATTAGTAGGAACTAGCAATTGCCAAGTTGAATTAATAAAAGTAGATAAGATTAATATATTAGACCAATCTGGAAGTGAATGTGAATTATCTCCAGTAACTATTACATTTAATGGTATTGTAAATTTCGCATTAACTGGTACAACATCTCCACTTGTTACACCAACACAAAGTTGTTGTGAAGCATACGGTTACAATTGGAGTGGAAATAAATGTACTCAAGTAAATCTGAGTGGTGGAGGTACAACTGGAGAAGTAGCTGATACATTAGAGCCTCCAAATAAAATTATAGACCAAATACCAAATGGTGGAAATACTGATACTGGACACTACAATGAAACTAAAGGTAAATCTAATTTAGTAAATGGAAATCACTCAAACATTAATGGAGTGTTTAATTACATTAGTTCAACATCTCATGATAATACTCTAAAAGGTAATGCAAACTTCTTAACCGATTTTGTATCTAATAGTAATGTTGTAGGAAATTATAACCTTATTTCTCCTTACAGATTAGATTATGAGGGAACCAGAGTTCAAATATTTTCAAGACAACAATTTTCTGGTAATAGTATTGCTGGAGATTTTGCTATTCCATTAGCAAGTGGAGAAAGTCTTGTAAGTGGTGGAGCTGATAAGTTATACAATAAAAGAGGAAGAAGTGCTTCTGGAAACTTTGTAAAAATAGCTTGGACAAAACTAGAGGAAATAGTTACAATAGGACAACAAGGTGTATTTGATATAAGTAATACTTCATACTATACAGATGTAAGTAATAATGCCTTTAGAATGGACTATCCATCTATGCTTAGTTTTGAGATAACTATTGTAGGTCATAACAGAGGAACAATACAAAATAGGTCTCAAGCATTTACATTTAGAAAATATAATGGAACTATTCAAAACACTAATAATTCTGGAAATGTATTAAATAGAAATACTACAATAGAAATACAGAAAGAAAGTGCTGAGTTTACAGATTACACTTTTAAAATAATTCCAGTATCATCTTATTTTGATGGCACAAATTATTATGCAGATGGAATGTTTTATTTTGTGATAGACACAAATAAATGTACAAAGCTTGATAACGTGGATTGGACGATAGATGTTAAATACACATTAGTTGGACTGCAAAATTTAAGTCGTTCTAGTGGTTCTCAAACATTTAGCCCAACATCAATTAGTGGATGTGTGTTATGGTTAGATGCAAACAATTATAGTTCAATTGTATTTGATGGTACAAGCACAACAGATGTAGAATTTTGGAATGATTTATCTGGTAATGGTAACAATGTAAAGGCTTCACAAGTAAATCAATATCCAACTTATGAATACGACACAAATGGAGCTCCTTTACCTCATTTAAAAATGGATGGTGTAAAACAAGGCTTTAGCGTATTTACTACTCAAATGAAAAATGTACCAAATAGTGATAATACATTATTTGTAGTATATGAGTCTGATACACCTACAACGGCAGTTGATGGAAGTATAGTAGTTGGAGGAACAAGTAGTGGTTCACAATCTTTTGGTATTAATGTTAATGCTTCTGCTCCATCATTTGGTTCTGAAATTTGTATCAATCCAACTATGGACCCTTCAATACCAATTGGACAAGCTGGTAGTGGTTGGTATAGTCAATCTTCTGGAGGAGGAGCTACTACATTTACTGGTGGTGGTTTAAAACTAACACGAGGAACTGGAGGATATACATATTGTTGGTTAAGAAATGCAGCTAATAGTCAATCTACATTAATACCAACCAAAACATATCAGTTAAAATATGAAGTTATTTCAAATGTAGGTGTTACAAGTTTTAGAATTTATAGAGGTGGAACTTTTCAAACTATATCTAATGGAGTAGGTTCTTATACAATAACATTTACTCAAGGAACTCAGACATCATTTATGTTTACAAATCAAACCAGTAATTCAAATATTACTATTGACAATGTATCTATAAAAGAATTAATAGGAACAACCCCAAAAAGTTTAAGTTTTTTAAATAATTCAACAAAAGATTTTTCAAATAACTTAGATGTAATTCCATCAACTACTAGACAAGTTGTAGTAGGTAAAAGACAAGGTGCAAGTAGAACAGTTATAGACCAATTAGGAAATACTAATACACAAACTAATTCGGCTAATGTTGTTCCTCAAGCCTATGTACTTGGAGGTATAAGTTATATTGGTGGCTCATTCCTTGACCCATATAAGGGTAAAATTTATGAAGTTATACAATACAATGTTTTACTAACAGATTCCGAAATAGAAGAAGTAACTAACTATTTAACAACAAAATGGAACACATTAATTTAAGGCTTAATAGTAAGCCTAGAAAAATAGATGCAGAGATAGGTAAAATTGATATATCTATGATACAAGGGTTCTGGGTTGGTGCAATAAGCGTCATCCCAGCGAGTCTTAGACTACTTCCTAGTCATCTGTACACTAACCATAGATGTATTGATTGGTACGAGAGAGTGCAAATATATCATGACAAGAAAATGAACCAATTAAAGAATTTCTCATGGCTGAAAAAGTAATTATAGATGTCGATTTCCAAACTAATGCAAAAGAAACCACATCTGAGTTAGATGCTTTAAAAGCAGAATTAGATGAAATTAAAGGGCAACTTGAGGGTATAAAGGAGCAAGAAAAAAAGACTACATCTGCTCTGGGTAAATTGTCAAAAGGATTTAAAGGCTTAGGTTTAGCAACTAAAGCAATGGGAATTGGATTATTAGTGGAAGCATTTAATTTGCTGAAAGAAATAATAATGCAAAACCAACCAATAGTTGATGCTTTGGATAAAGCTACAACTGCTCTAGGAATTGTATTTAATCAAGTAGCTGATGTAGTTGTTGACTTAGGAACAAGCCTATTTGATGCCTTTAATAACCCTAAAGAAACAATAAGTGCTTTACTGGAGTTTATAAAGTCTCAATTTGTAAATAGATTACTTGGATATAGAGACCAAATTATAGCATTTGGAGATATTCTAGAGGGAGTATTTACATTTGACTTTGATAAGGTAAAAGAGGGAGCAGCTGACTTTGGAACGGCAGTTATACAAGTTGCAACTGGTTTAGATGCAATTCAACAAACCGAAGTAGCTGAGTTTTTTACAGAAACGGCAACTGCAATTGCAACGGCAACAACCAATGCTATTGAGATGGCTAATTCTTTAGTAGAACAAAGAAATGCAGTTAGATTACTGGAAGCAGAACAAGTTAAACTAAACTTCACTTATCTAAGAGAGCAAGAATTACAAAGACAAGTTAGGGATGATGTATCTAAAACCTTTGAAGAGAGAATTGCAGCAAATGTAAAACTTGGGCAAATTTTAGATGAGCAATTAGTAAAAGAAAAGGAAATTGTTGATGCTAAAATACAACTTGCAAAAGATGAATTATCAGTAAACAAGGATAGCATTGAATTACAAGAAGCATTAATACAAGCAGAAGCAGAAGGCTTAGATTTACAAGAAAGAATTACTGGTTTTAGGTCTGAGCAACTTACAAATGAGATTGGTTTAATGCAAGAGCAAAAAGATGCTAGAGACCAATTAAGAATAGCAACACTATCTGAAAGAGAGGCTGAATTAGAGTCATTAAGACAAGATTATGAGGCTAAATTAGAGTTAGCAAGATTAACTGGAGAGGCAACTGTTGAAATAACTAAAAGATATAATGAGGCATTAGCCTATGAGCAATCAGAATACGATTCAGAACAACTTAATGCAGCTAAAAAGATAAGCGATGCGTTACTTGCAGAGGAAAAAAAAGCAGCAGATGCCTCAAAAGAGGTTAGCGACAACTTAAAGGCTCAACAAAAAGAAGAATTGCAAGCTAAACAACAAGCTATTGCAGTCGCTGGTAGCTTATTTGAGGAGGGCTCAGCGATGGCAAAAGCATCTGGTATAGCTAATGCTACAATATCTACATATCAAGCAGTAGCTGGTGCATTAGCAGAACCTCCATTTACGGCTAAGAACTTCTTAACGGCTGGAATTGCTCTAACAACTGGTTTAAAATCAGTAAAATCTATATTAGCAGTTAAAACCAAAAAATCTGTTCCTACTCCAACGGCAGAATTAACATCAATACCAACAGATGCAGCTAGTTCAACAAGTTCATCACTTGATACATTAGCAGATTTGTCAAATGCTCCAACTATTACAGAATCATTTAACGACCAATTTGGTGGAGGACAAGCACCAATACAAGCATATGTTGTAGAGCAAAATGTTACTGATGCACAACAAATTAACACAATGATAGAACAAAACTCAACCCTATAAACTAAACAAAATGACTAAAATTGTAGAACTAATTATTTCAGAAGAAAGCCAAGAAAATGAAGATGGAGTATTTGCTATTTCATTAGTGGAATCTCCAGCAATAGAAGAGAATTGGATTGCCTTAAAAAAGCAAGAAAGAGAAGTAATGAAATGTGCTAAAATTGATGAGGATAAACGCTTATTAATTGCTCCAGCCTTAATACCTAATAAACAGATATTTAGGATGGATGAAAAAGGAGAAGATTTCTATGTTTATTTCTCAAAAGATACTATTAAACAAGCATCTGAATTATTCCTAAAAAATAGCTATCAAAAGAATGCTACATTAGAGCATAAGTTAGAGATAGAAGACATATTTGTAGTTGAATCTTGGATTAAAGAGGGAGCAGTAGATAAATCAGTTAACTATGGATTCCAAGATTTACCAAATGGAACTTGGTTTGTAACAATGAAAGTAGAAAACGATGAGATATGGCAAAAAGTCAAAGATGGCGAAATTAAAGGTTTTAGTATTGAAGGCTATTTCACAGATAAAATCAAAACTTTTAGTGCAAATCTTAATAAAGAGGATTTATTAATAGACAAAATCAAACAAATATTAACCAGCGAAAGCTAAAATTACCAAATCAATCTTTTAACTTATGAAAACTAAATCTAAAACTATGTCAAAACTTGACCAAATCAGAACTTTGTTAGGTGTCGCTAAGAAGCCAACAACTTTCGCTGAAACTACATTAGTCGATGGGACAGTTATAGGAACAGATGCCGATGCTTTTGAAGATGGTGTTCTTGTTTTTATTACTGGAGACGATGGAGAAAAAATGCCTTTACCATCTGGAGAATATGAACTTGCAGATGGCACAATGATAGATGTTGTTGATGGCGAAATGCGTTCTAAAAAAGAACCAGAGGGAGCAGATGAAACAATGAAAGATGATAAAGAGGAAGAAATGTCTTCTGAAATTGACCTTTCAGCTTATGCTTTAAAATCCGATATTACAGAGTCATTTGAATTAATGATGTCTGAAATAGAAGAACTAAAAACAAAGTTATCTTTAATAGATGGCTTTAAAGAAGAATTATCGGCAGTTAAAAAATTATCAGCTGAAAAACCATTTAAACATACAATGTCTGCATCTCAAAAAGTAGCAGATAGAGATGCTTTAATGCAAATGTCCTCACACGACAGAGTAAGAGAAATTTTTAACGCTAGAAAAAACAAATAAGATGGCACAAAATAAACACAATTTCGTTGCACAACCAGTAGTTACTTCTTCATTTGCTGGAGAGTTAGCATTACCTTATGTTCATGCTGCAACATTATCGGCTCCAACAATAGCAAATAGAACTGTTACTGTTTTAGAGAATGTAAGATATAAAGCACAAATTCCAGTAATGTCTAATACTGGTTTAGTTACGACTGGTGGATGTGATTTTACTACAACGGCTGCAACTTCATTAGGTAACTCTACATTAGAGGTTACAGACTTAATGGTAAACCTACAATTATGTAAAGGGAACTTCCGTACTTGGTGGCAAGGAGATTCATATACAATTAACAATGGAGTGCCAGATGATTATGCTGATGCTTTATTATTGTATGTAGCAAACGAAGTACAAGGTACAATGGAATCTAATATCTGGAATGGTAATTCTGGTTTAGTTGGTGCTCCAACATTATTCGCTGGTTTATACAAGCAATATACAGTTGGTGGTGGAACAGTTACAACTTTAGCAGCTGGTTCTAAATTAACATCAGCCGTTGCAGCTGATATTATTAAAGGTCTTGGAACTTGTATCGCTGGAATACCAGCTAACTTAATTGGAGATTATGAAAATACTGCAATTTATGTTAATCCAGCAGTAATTGATAGATACAATGTAGCTATCGGTCAATATGGTGGAGGTTATAACAATAGTACGGCTGATGGTGGAATCACTAGATTTGGTGGTTACAAAATGATTGCAGCCTTTGGATTGTTTGATGGTGTTGCTGTTCTGGCTCGACCACAAGACCTTGCAGTAGGAGTTGGTTCTGCAGATTCAGTAGAACTTGCACAAGCAATTGACATGACTCCATTAGATGGTTCTGACAATTACAGAATTACAATGAGATTTGCAGTTGGAACTCAAGTAGCAGTCCCAGCGAATGTTAAGATATTCAAGTCATAAATTAAGATAAGGAGGAGGTATTGAATTACATCCTCTTAATTCTTTAACTTAAAAAAATAGATAGATGGCTATATGCGAAATATCGTCTGGTAGAGGTTACTTCTGTGCTGGACAAGTAGGAGGAATAAAAAAGGTGTATTTAGCTAATTGGTATTCGGATGATGCAATTGCTAGTATAAGTCAAAGTGCAACTGATGGAACAATATCAGCCGTTCTTCAAGGTGCTAATGCTGGAGGTGCTCTGAAATTTTATGAATTTGATTTAGATAGACAATTATCTTCTTTTAATCAAACCATCATAACTGGTGGTGGTGGTGCTTTAACTTACCAAACTGACTTAGATTTACATATGAGCCATGATTCGCAAGAGTCTTGGGCAAGGATGCAAAATGTATGTGAGGGAGTATTTCAAGTAGTTGTAGAAGATAATAATGGAGTTTATTATTTTGCTGGACTTTCAAATGGATTACAAGTAGCATCTGGTACATATGCTCATGGTGGCGATGTTGCATATACAGACTATGTAGGCTATGTTATTCAAATGACTGGTGCTGAACCTATTCCAGCGAGTAACATGTCAACAGTAAGCCCATTTGTAACATACGTAAGTACAATGGTTTTAGAATCAACACAATATAACGACCCTCAAGCGTAAAACTTTGTCTGTTTCTTGTTGAATGAAAGGTGGTGGTTAATTCCATCGCCTTTTTTTATACCTTTAAACTATGAAAATAAAAAAGAAGTATTTAGATAACACTATTTATGAAGGTGGAAGAAAAATCTACTTATCAAGTGTAATGGATAAAAAGCTATTTGATTATGTTGTTTTAAAATATCCTACATTTGTTGAAGAAGATATTCCTAAAAAAAAGAAAGCAGCTAATCCAAAAGTGTCATGATGTTAGAACTATCAAATAGTTTAGGTGTTCAAAATACAATATCTTTAGATGTGTGGAGTAGAATATATGCTAACACTATTTCTAGTTTTCAGAGGTATGACCAAAAAGGACAATTTACTCCTAATTTTAATAGCGATTGGAAAGGTACTTCTTATACTATTAAATTTACCTCTCAGTTAACTGGAGAAGTTTTACTTAAAAGAATAGCCTCTAGTAATAATAATTTTCCTAGAAGTATAGAATTTAAGCTATATATTAGCGATGAAAATATCTCTAATCATTTTAAATTAGATTTAGGTATTTATAATTATGAGTTATATTTTACAAGTGGAAATGTAACAGATTCTAATGCTTCTAAAGTAATTGGAATAGTTGCAAGTGGATTAGCTTTAGTGCATGACAAAAACTGGACAAATAAGAGTTTTGCTAATTCACCTAGTGGAATAGAACCAACAATAATCCCATCAAGCGTATCATACAATGGCTAGAACTAAGAAACAAAATAGTGGAGATTATCATTTCTCATCAGTTGGCTCAACCTATGACTTAACTGATGCAGTAGAAATAGATAAAAAAGGCTTTGATTATATCTGGTATGGAATAGATAATTTATATCCACAACATACTATTAATTTATATCAAAATTCTGCAACACACAACGCTTTAGTGAACTCAATTTCTGGTTGGATATATGGAGGTGGTATTGATGCAGATAATAAGATGTTGCATCCAGAACAATGGGCAAGATTTAATAGTCTAATTAACAAGAAAATTGGTAAAAACGATATTCAGTTAATGGCTATGGATTTAAAACTTCATGGTGGATTTTACATATCCCTTACTTACTCATTAGATAGAGAAAGTATTTCTTCAATGGATGTTATACCATTTGAAATGATGCGTTCTGGACACGCAAACGAAGATGGAGATGTAGAACACTATTATTACTCTAATAATTGGCAAGAAGGAAGAAGAGCTGATGTTAAGAGTATGAAAGCATTTGACCCAGAGTGCAAAAAAGAATATCCAACTCAAGTATTATGTGTTAAAATGAATACAGTTGGTTCTTATTATTATCCAAAGCCAGATTATATTGGTGCTTGGAATTACATAGAGTTAGATAAGAATGTTTCTCAATTTCATTTATCACAAATTCAAAGAGGTCTTGCTCCAAGTTATATTATAAATTTTGCAAATGGTATTCCAGCAAGAGAAAAAAGAGAACAGATTAAGAACCAAATTGAAATGGAATTATCTGGTTCACAAAATGCTGGTAAATTTCTTTGTACTTTTTCGGATGGTAGAGATACTACTCCAGAGATTACTCCAGTTCCTTTATCTGATGCAGACAAACAATACCAATTTTTAAGTGAAGAGATTACTAAAAAAGTAATGATTTCTCACAGAGTAGTTTCCCCTCGATTATTTGGAGTAATTGATTCTGGTAATGGGCTTGGCTCAAATGCAGAAGAACTTCAAACGGCAAGTGCTTTATTTGAGCAAACTGTCGTTGAGCCATTTAGAGATGTAATAATTGATGCCTTGAAGATTTTAATGTTGGAAGACCAAATGAATTTAAATTTATTCTTTGAGCCTTTTGATTTATTTAAAACTGAATTTGCAGATACAGAAGCAGAAACTATTAATGAAGAAGAAGCTATTGATGTAATTCCTAAGACTAAGATAATTGATGAAACAAAAGATGAAAGTATCAGTTATATGTCAGATGAAAAGGCTGAAATTCTATTACAAGAAATAGAACAATATGCTTTAGTTAACGATGATGATGTCTGGGACTTAGTTAGCGAGGAATGGGTTGATACAACTAAAGAGGGTTTTCATCAATTTAATACTATGCCGACTAAGTCTATGGCTGATGCAGATTCTAAGTCAAAAGAGGGCGATGTAGGACTATATAAAGTAAGATATGTTTATGAGCATACGGCTGGTAAAGATGCTAAAGGTAGCAGCCGATTATTTTGTAAAAAAATGATGCAATTTACTCGTTCTGGAGTAGAGTGGAGATTTGAAGATATTAATGCTATGTCTAAATCTGGAGTTAATGGTGCTTTATCAGAAAAAGGAAGGTCAACTTACAACATCTTCCTTTACAAAGGAGGAGCCAATTGTTATCATGGATGGATTCGTAGAATTTACATGAGAAAACGAGATTCTTCTGGTAAGTTTATGCCAAATAAAGGTCTTACAAATGAAAAAAGAGTTGGAAACAATCCTTTTATTAGACAAAAAGGTACTGAATCTATTGCTCCAATAGATACACCAAATCACGGATATGTTAACCCTCCTAAAGATAGATAGATATGGCTTTACCTAAACAAATATTATACATAGATGCTAATTACATTAAGGCATATTCTCACATTACTGGAAATGTAGATGAGAACGACTTATTACCATCAATAATACAAGCACAAGATAGTCAGATACAACCAATACTTGGTACTAATCTTTACAATACTCTAAAGTCTAAAATAAAAGATGGTACTATTACTGATGTTGGAAATTCAGCATACGAAACATTGCTACAAGATTATGTTCAAATGTGTACCTTAAAATGGACTTTAGTTTATTTCTATCCTTATCTTCATGGAAACATAGGTAATGGTATTATTGGTACTCGTAATATAGATAATATGACTTCCTTATCTCAAGATGAGGTAAATTCATTAATTGATACAGAACGTTCTAATGCTCAGTTTTATACTGAAAGATTAATTAATTATTTATTACTAGGAAATGTAAGTTCTGCATTACCAGAATACAATCAAGATACATTAAATCAAATGACTCCAGAAACACAAGCATATTCTGAGGGTGGTTTAACTATATCTGGTCAGAACTATGGTACTAACCGATTAGCAAAATGGAATTGTTGTGGGGGATTTAATAGTTAAAGGTAAAGGTAAAGGTAAAGGCAGTTTGTCTAATTCTAAACAAAAGGAAGAAAACAAAAAACTTCTTGAATTATATCTAAAAAAGAAATGCAAGAAAAAATAGACTACTTAGTATTTAATAGTGTCAATTTTGGTGCTTTGGGATTTACATTAATAAACATAGAATCTGTGCTTACAATAGCAGTATTAATAACGGCATTGATTTATAACATTAAGAAAATCACTAAAAAAGATGATTAAGCATTTCCAACCTAATGAATTTAATTGTTGTTGTGGGAGTTGTTATGACATGATAAACCAAGATTCATTGCATCGACTAGATTTAGCTCGTGAAATGGCTGATACTTCATTTGTAATTAACTCCAGCTGGAGGTGTAAAGCCAAGAATGAAGAAGTTGGTGGTAAAATATCATCGGCTCATTTAAGAGGAACTGCTTTTGATATTAAATGTACAAGTTCGCATCAAAGAATGTTGATTGTTCATGCTTTATTAGACTCTGGATTTACTAGAATAGGAATTGCTAAGACATTTATTCATGCAGACGATGACACAGAACTTCCAAGTGAAGTAATGTGGCTTTATTAACCAACACTAAAACATTGCGTATATGAAACTATTATTAAAATCACTAGCACAACTACCAGAAGTGTTTAAAGAGGGCGTAAGACAGAAGAAATGGAGTGCTAAACGAAGTGTATCTGGAATACTTATAGCTGGAGCATTAGCTGACATATCTACTAATGGACTTTCAGAGCTAAATGTGGTGCTTTGCTTTATTGCAGTATTGCCTTTATGCTTTAGTGTATTTAAGAGGGAATAATATTTCCCTTTTTTTATAGTAGTATATAAAATATATTTACTATATTTGTGTAACAATAACAGAGTAGTAACCTAACAGACAGACAAATGAAAATTTCGAGCAAGTTAAAAAAAGCAATGCATAAAAGAAGAAATGAAACTAAGATACTCAAGTATGACCTAACGTATTTTGTAGCAATTCAAATGGATGGAGATTGTTATTGCCTAATGTTTAATGACAGAATAGAGGCTAAACATAAATATGCTGAATATACTGATTGTTCAACTAACATACTTTATAATAAAGTAACAACACTATATGGTTTCTGGAATGAAAAAAAGGCTTGTGTAAATAAGTTAAGTATTCAAGAAAACAAGACATATAATGATATGAAAGAGTCTAACACTATAAAATTTTAATTATGAGCAGAGTATTTGAAAAGTATGTAGAGCAAGTATATGGAGATAATCCATATGCTTACGCTCAAGAACAACAAGCAGAATTAGATGCAATGTATGAGAAATATTGCGACAGATTAAGCAAGTGGAAATCTGGAGAAATTACTTTATTAAATGGTGGCTCAGTAAAAGAATGGGTTTATTTAGGCAGACCAAAAAATCCAATAATATAATTATGCTGACATTGTGTATATAAAATAAATTTACTATATTTGTGTAACAAAGAGCAATACTAACCTAGATACAGACAGATGAAAACAAAAAACACAATTAGCCAATATCAAACAGATGAGTTGATAGGCAAAGGAACAAATGTAAATGGAATTCCAATGAAGTGGAGTAGATGGAATCTAATTATAACAAAGCGGGACTTGAACTTATATGTGAAATTAGGAATGAAGCCTAATAGAAATTGGAGAGTAACAGATGTAAAAAAGTATTTTGGTATCAAAGGTACTGGCGAGAAATTACTTGCAAATTTTATGGAGATATACAATGAAGCAACAACTCATAACACAAACATCTAATGGAAAAGCTAAAAAACAATCTACATATCATGTTTGGAACTGATGTGTATTCTTACACAACCAAAGTAGCAATAATTCATGACAACCATATTGAAGAATTAGGATACTGGAGCAAGACAACTAGAACTCATATTAACTATGTAGGTAAATTCTACAACAAAGAAATCAGATATTATGAAGCTTAAACTACAAAAACAACAATACATCAAAAATGCAAGTACAGATAAAGCATACGCAATTGACTTCAGTAAATATGGAGAACCTAGCATGATTTTTCTACCTAAAAAACTAACAACATTAACAGAGGATGTTGTAGTTAAAGATGGAGTTTACTGGACAACTAATTGGAATGTAGAATTTCCAGATTGGCTATATACTAAAATGACTGATAACCAGAAAATATCCATAAAATTAATGTTGGAGCAATGGGAAGAGGAAGATTTAGAGCCATCTTATAAAGTTTATCAATCTGATGCTTGGGTTGAAGCACAAATTAATGCTAATGAAACAGAGGAAAAACATGAAAATTAAGAAGCACGAAAAGATGATTAAAGTATTTCTAACATCTTCACCACATTTAAGAGATGACGACATGAAGCTATTAGCTTCTGTTTGGTGGCAAGAAATAAGAATACTAGGTTTAGACATGCATAGTCATTCAGCACACGAGACATTGCAGCTAATAGCCGATGGTAAGCTATCTAATCCATCTAGTATAAGACGATGCAGAGCAAAGCTACAAGAAGTGCATCCAGAACTTAGAGGACATAGATATAAGGATAGAAAAAAGAATCAGACAAGTGAGGTTGTATCAGAGATTAAGGGCTGGAATAACAAATAAATTTACTATATTTACACAAACAACAAACAGAAATTATGGAAGTAAAAAAGTCAAAAGTAATGAGCGTTCAAGCCAATGGAACTTGGGAAGGAAGCTATGGAGTAATGTTTAAGAATGAAATAGTATTTCAGAATGGAGATGTTGGAGAGTATTCTTCTAAATCTAAAGACCAAAATAAATTTGAGGTAGGTTCTGAAACAGAATACGAATATCATGGAGGTAAATTTCCAAAGATTAAACCACATTATTCGCAACCATCTCAAGGAGGTTTTTCTGGTGGAGGTTCTCCAGCTAAAGCATTTGGTAAAAGTGATGATGTTCAAACTAAAATAGTAAGACAATCAATGCTAAAAGCATCAGTTGATTTTCATGCTATTAATCCAGAGTTAAAACCATCTGAGGTTGATGTATTGAAAACTGCTGAAAGGTTTGTAGCTTTCGTAAACGGCAATGCAGAAACTCAACTACCAAGTGATTGGTCAGAAGTAAAAGTGGTTTCTCCATCAGAGCCACAAGTAAAAGATGAAGCTAACGATTTACCATTTTAACTATGATAGCATTTGAACCACACAACAAAAACGGCAAGCTAATCAAATTGTATTTTGATACTAAAGCAGAAGCCATGATAAAGCTAAATGTTTCCAGACCAACGATAGATAAAATCTGTCGTGCTGGGGACACTATTTACAAATATGCACCTCACATAGCTAAAGTATCTAAAGTGTCCGTAAACGAGGTATTAGCTAAGCTAAAGAAGATGTAAGCATGGAGTATTCATTCAACATATCATATGCAGACAAATATGGAGTAAATGAAGCTATCATGATTAAGAATTTTCAGTTCTGGATAAACAAGAACAGAGCTAATAAATATTCTAATCACGATGGAAGAACATGGACATATAATTCTCAAGTAGCTTTTAAAGAGTTATTTCCTTTCTGGAGTATAGGACAAATAAAAAGAATCTTAAAGTCATTAGTTGACCAAGAAGTATTGCTTGTAGGAAACTATAATAAGGCAAAATATGATAGGACTAAATGGTATGCATTTATAGATGAAACCTCATTTATTAATAGCAACAATACCATTAGCACAAATCAGCCAATGGAACAGACGGAAATGACTAATGCAATAGTTGAAGTCAGCCAACCTATACCATATAGTAAACTTACAGATAGTAATACAGATAGTAAAAACAAATACTATAAAGATATGCTTGCTATCTATGATAGCTTTTGTCTAAAACAATTTGATGCTCCTTGCAAAATTAATGGTATGGAGGGTAAGGCCTTAAAACAAATCATTAGTTATCTAATTAAAGTATCTACAAACAAAGGAATGCCAGAAGATAATTGTAAGATTAGCTTTCAGTATATTTTCAGCAACTGGGATTCTTTAGATGACTTTACCAGAAAACAAGTAAAATTATCTCAGATAAATTCTAACATAACTAACATAATAAACCAGCTAAAAAATGGAAAAGCGACCAGCACAAAATCTCTTGCCGAAGACATCCTCGCCAAGTACAGATAGACAAATAATGAGCCCAGTTGATTCTGGGTTCAATATTCAAGTCTTAAAAATGAAAATGTCTGACATAATAGATATTGCATTAGTTCACAAGCCAAAATCATTGTACAGACAATTCTTAGACAATGAAGAAATGACTATTGACATTATAAAATTAATGCTTATCCAATTACAAGACTTTTATAATTGCAAATCAAAGATGTCAGATGCACAACTTACAGAATCAGCTTACTTGATATGTGGGGAGTATAGACACTTTAACTACTATGACATAGGAATGTGTCTAAAAGTGGCTAAGACAAGAGAAAAGGTGTACGACAGAGTGGATGGTGGTATGGTGTTAGGTTGGCTAAAGCAATTTGATATAGACAGAAACAATCTAATAATGATAGAGCGACAAAACCAGAAAGCAAAACAAGATGGAGAGTGGTCAAGTCTTGGAGAAAGAAGCTCAGAAATAAGTTTAAAAAGTTTTCTGTCAGAGTAGTTCATATGTAAATATTATTTTCTATATTTGTGTAACAGAAATAGATACTAACCTAACACACACAAGATGAAAACTGCAAAATTAACAATAGTAAAGCAACTAACAAATACTGAATTTGCTAGAAAAGTAAAAATGCAAAAAGTAGCAAGACTGGAAAAAATTAAAGCAGAGTATAGTGAAATGACTACCAATGCTTGTAGAAACTATATGAAGTGGAATGGTAAATATGAGGACTTATGCAGATACTATGTAAAACTAAGTAATCATTATTCAGACAGACAATACAAAATGGATAGATTAATAGACCAAGTATGGGGAGCCTAGTGCTCTTCTAACCCTAAAGACAGACAGATGATAACAAGATTTGAAAAGAAAAATAATGGACACGATGTATTTGTAAATGGATACTGGGCAATGTGGATTGTAGGAAGTATAAAAAATGCAAAAAAAGAATTACAAATTTATTTAAAAGGCTAAATAATATGAGCATACTAGACGGATTATTTGGAGATATGGGAAAGCAACTAGCAGATTTAAAACCAGAGTATGAAATTGTTGGTAAATTTAAAGGAGACAATGGAAGCTATTGTCATTTATCAGATGCTAGAACATATACTAAAGCATTAGAATTTGTTCAGAAGCATAAAAACCCAAACTGGTTACTAAAAATAAAAATGAAATAAGATGGAATTTAACTACACGATACACTTTTATGGAGAATCAATATGTTGTCAAGCACCAGTATTGATAGATAAACATACTTGTACAAAATGTGATAAGGAATGTGAGGTAATTATTAAAGAAGAAACAAGATGAATTTATACAGAGCTTGGTTTACAGATGAACTAGGAGAAGATTGTTATATGGTGGCTGAGTTTCGTTCTCAGATTGTAATGACACAATGCAAACCTATATTACTGCAAGAGGCTAAATTACGAGGTCTTAGACTAAATATGAGAGTTCTGGTAGTAGAACAGCATGAAGCATATTTAGGCTAGGATATGGACGAATATGACGAAAGAGAAAAGAAAAGAATCCAAGCATTAAAAGATGCTGGAATGGTTCACAAAACAAATTGGGAATTAGTTACTGGATGGAAAAAGACTGGTGGTTGGTACACTTACAAATATGATGATAATATACAGACAAATTCTGGAGGGAAATTAAATGGTAAAATATTATTATGAAAAAACACACAAAAGTATATCTAAAATATTTTGACTATATTGCAGATGATTTTATTCCTTGCGAGGTATGTAATTCCAGAGCCGTTGATATTCATCACATTGAATGCAGAGGTATGGGTGGTTCCGATAAAGATAGGATAGAAAATTTAATGGCAGTATGCCGAAAATGTCACATCGAATATGGCGACAAGAAACAACACATGGAGTGGCTTCAAGAATTACACTCCGACAAAGTCAAAGAACAAGCAGCCAGAATATGAATTGCAAGTAGCAGTTTGTAATTTTCTGGCTTTCAAATATCCAAACATATTTTTTAATGGAAGTGCTGGAGGTATGAGAACATATCTATCAGTCGCTAAACGAATGAAGGCAACTGGTTACAAGGCTGGTTTTCCAGATTTATTTATCTATGAAGCTAGAAATGGTTATCATGGATTAGCTATTGAATTAAAAGTAAAAGGAAATTATGCAAGCGATAAACAAAAATTGGTCTTGGGTAAACTCAAAGACTCTGGTTACAGAACAGAAATATGTACTGGATTCGACCATGTCGCAAATACAATTGATGAATACTTATCTAAAACAAAATAAGTATGTCTATTCCCAAAGCAAAAAAGAATGAAAAAACAGAAACATTTATGCTTAGATGTTTGGCAGATGTTTACATGTTTAAACACTATAAAAATAAAACCCAGCGAGTTGCGTGTTGTTATCTACAAATAAAAAAAAGAGATGAAAGAGTTAAAAATCAAAAGCCTTAAACCAAACAAAAACAATCCCAGAGTTATAAGGGATGAAAAGTTTGAGAAGCTAAAAGAATCAATAATAGACTTTCCACAAATGATGGAATTAAGACCTATTGTGTTAGATGAAAAGAATGTAGTTATTGGAGGTAACATGAGATTAAAGGCTTGTACAGATTTAGGCTGGGAAGTTATTCCAACAATTGTATTTGGATTAAAAGAGTGGGAGAAAGGAGAAAACAAAGTCCCAATAGAAAAACGCAAAAGCTATAAAGAAAGATGTGAGGAATTTGTTATTAAAGATAATTCTGGTTTTGGAGAATGGGATTGGGATGTATTAGCAAATACTTACGATACTAAAGCACTTGATTATTGGGGTGTTGATGTATGGCAAGCAGAAGAAATAGATTATGAGCCAACTCTATCTCCAACAACTGATTACTCTGATGTAACAAGAGAAGAAATAGAAAGAGAAGCTAAGAAATTAGCAGATGAAATGATTAAGGAAATGAAGAATGTAAGTGTAATGTGTCCAGAGTGTAACGCAGAATTTGATGTACAAGTATGATGAACCACGAGAAAGTAAGAAAAATACTATTATCCATGACATGGAAGTTTGCTAAGACAATGGCTAAAATCCCTCATTCTTATACACTAGAAAAGAATTGGGGAGATAAAGATTTGTATAAGGAAGTAGCTGAATTTATTACAGAGCATGGAGATAAGAGATTATTCTTTAGAAGGTTCTATTACTATTACACAATAGATGATAATGAGTATTGGGCAATGAAGATAAACGATGGTTCTGGAATTATTAATAGAGCCATAATTAAACCTAAGTCAGATTGGATTAATTATGCTAAAGGAAAGAAGTAATGTATAGCATTAAGACATTACCAAGAGATTCTATTAAACACTTGATGGCAGATGCTAAAAAGGAAGGTATTTTATTCCCTAAGTTAGATACTAAGTTCATATGCATATTAAATGACGATGCAGAGGTGGTTGGATTTAGTGGAATGAGATTGCTTAAAAGTAAAGCAATAATGAAAAATGTCTACATAGATTATCATCACAGAAAACAAGGATTAGCATCTGAATTAATTTTAACAAGACTAACATTGCTTAAAGGATTTGGTTATAAAATTATAGAAGCAAATTGTACTGAAATGTCTTTAAGCATCCATTTAAAACATGGAGCTAAAATTAAAGAAACTTACAAGAACGGAATAACAAAAGTAATCTATGAAAATTTATAGGAATCAAAATGTGTTAGATGCTGGACTTGAAAGGTTTAGGTATTTGTACGATGAATTTGATGAGGTTGTTGTTTCATTTTCTGGAGGAAAGGATAGCACTTGTGTTTTAGAATTAGCTATTCAAGTAGCAAAAGAAAAGAACAGATTACCAGTTCCAGTTGTTTTTGTAGACCAAGAATGTGAGTGGCAAAGCACAATTGATTACATGAAAGAAGTAATGTATCGAAAAGAGGTTAAGCCACATTGGTATCAAATCCCAATGGTAATTACAAACAATGCATCAAGCACAAGTAGATACCATTATTGTTGGGCTGAAAATGAAAAGGAAGATTGGATACATCCTCAAGACGCAATAGCTATTACAGAAAACAAATATGGAACAGATAGATTTCATGATTTATTCCAAAAGATTGCTCAAGTAGACTTCCCAGAAAACACTTGTTATGTCGCTGGAGTAAGAACAGAAGAAGCACCAAAGAGATTTGTCGCATTAACTGGAGGTATAACATACAAGTGGATTACTTGGGGTAAGACATTAAGTAAGAAAAGGAATCAACATACATTCTATCCATTATATGATTGGAGTTATACAGATGTCTGGAAACTAATTCAGTCTAATAAGTATAAGTACAATAAGGTTTACGATGAAATGTATCGACATGGAGTTAAACTTAATGAAATGAGGGTGTCAAATCTTCATCACGAAACGGCAATTCAAAGCCTTTTAATTGTTCAAGAAATAGAACCAGCAACATGGAATAAAGTTGCTAAGAAAATAGAGGGAGCAAATACAATTAAGCATATTCAAAACAATGCATTTAGATGTCCTAAAGCATTACCTTATATGTTTGCAGATTGGAAAGAATATGCTCTTCATTTAGCTAAGTATTTAATAGCAGAAGATAAGTATCGAGATATGCTATTTGTTAAAATAGAAAAGTCAAGCATATTTCATGCAGAGAAGTCAGCAACAGATTATTGGAAAGTAATTATAAATACAATCCTAAGTAGCGATTTCGATTTCACTAAACTTCAAAACTATATGATGTCTGGAGCATGTGATACATACAGAAGATACATTAAGAATCCTAAAGGAGAAAACAAGGAGAAATATGTATGGTTAACTCCAATGCTTAAAAGTACTAAGTATCTTACTACTGAACAGAAAACAGAAATAATCAAATACTTTCAAAATGAACGACTTAAAAAATCAAATTAAATTAGCATTTAATAAAGCAGATGATGGTGCTAAATTTTTAAATGAATTAAGAGAGTGGATGCACAAACACATTTCTCCAACTCCACAACCAGTAGATTTTGTTAGATGGGTTGAGATAGATAGAGTCCAGCCAAATGACTATAACCCTAATTCAGTCGCTAAGGTTGAAATGGGGCTTCTTTACAAGAGTATAAAGCATGATGGCTACACACAACCCATAGTAACAATTTATGACGAGGAAACAGACAAATATGTTATTGTTGATGGATTCCATAGATACTTTACTTGCCAAAGAAATCCAGATATAATGGAAAAGAATAAAGGTAGAGTGCCAATAGTTGTCATTGAAAAAGATATTAATGAAAGAATGGCAAGTACTGTTAGACACAATAGAGCAAGAGGACAACACTCAGTAGAGGGAATGTCTAATATGGTATTTGATATGCTTGAGAATGGTTGGAGTGAAGAAGATATTTGTAATCATTTAGGTATGGAGCCAGAAGAAATATTAAAGCTAAAACATGTTACTGGATTTAGTAAGTTGTTTGAGAATATAGATTATAAAAAGGCTTGGGAAACAAAGAAAATGATGAAGCTCAAAAAGGAACATAATGAACAAAACTGAACACTCTAAAAAAGCAATACTTGAAGCATTAGAGAAATCACTTGGAATAGTTACTACGGCTTGTAAGAAAGTAGGAGTTGGAAGAACACAATATTACAACTGGTTAAAAGATGATTTAGAGTTTGCCACTCAAGTAGATGATATTCAAAACATCGCTTTAGACTTTGCAGAAAGTAAGTTGCATGAGCAGATAGGAGACAATAACACATCAGCAACAATATTCTATTTAAAGACTAAAGGGAAGAAAAGAGGGTATATTGAAAGAAGCGAAATTGATGTATCAACAGACGATAGAATTAAAATAGAAATCACTCCTTTTGAAGAAACAGAAGATAACACTATTTCCGAAGCAGATTGAATGCTTTAAATACTTAGAAGATAATCACACATCAGAGGTGTTATTTGGAGGGGGAGCTGGAGGTGCTAAAACATTTACTGGATGCCTTTGGCAAATAACTCGTAGACTACAATATCCAAACACAAGAAGTGTAATAGGTAGGTCAAAACTAAAGAATCTAAAAGCTACAACCCTAAACACATTTTGGGAAGTGGCTATCAATTATTGTGGGTTAGTTCCAAACAGAGACTTTACATTCAATGCTAATGGCTATAAGATTAAGTTCTATAATGGCTCAGAAATTATGTTGCGTGATTTATTCTTTTATCCATCAGACCCAGAGTTTACTTCATTAGGTGGTTTAGAGATTACAGATGCGTTTGTAGATGAAGCAGCTGAGGTAACAGAGAAAGCAATTAACATATTAAACTCTCGTATTAGATATAAGCTAGATGAATACAATCTAATACCAAAAACACTTCTGACATGTAACCCATCAAAAGGTTGGCTTTATACTAAATACTATAAACCAGCTTTAACCAATGATTTACCAGACCACAGAAAATTCATTAAATCCTTAGTAACAGATAACAAGGCTATATCAAAACATTACATATCTCAATTAGGTAAGCTGGATAAGATAAGTAAGGAAAGACTATTATTTGGAAACTGGGAATATAATGATGATGACGCCTTACTATTTGAATACGATGCATTGCAAGATATGTTTACTAATGAATATGTAGAAGAAGGCATGAAAATCATAACATGCGATGTAGCGAGGTTTGGCGATGACAAGACGGTTATATGCCTTTGGAATGGTTTACGGCTGGATAGGATAGTAAAATACGACAAGAGCAGCGTATTAGAAGTGGTTACAGAGATAAATACAATGTGTCTTAAACATAGCATTCCAAACTCTAAAGTGGTAATAGACCAAGATGGTGTCGGTGGTGGAGTTGTAGATTATCTTTCTGGAAGTGTTGGTTTTGTAAATGGAAGCAAAGCATTAAAAGGAGAAAATTACATGAACCTTAAAACACAATGCTTTTATAAATTAGCAGAAGTCATTAATAGTGGACAAATGTATATTGCTGATACTAGATTTAGAGATGCAATTATTACAGAGTTAGAAATAATAAAAAGAGATAGAGTAGATAAGGATAGTCAGAAGTTAGCTATTGAGGGAAAAGAGATACAGAAGTCTAAGCTAGGACATTCTCCAGATTATGCAGATGCTATAATGATGAGGATGTGGTTTCATATTAAAAAGAACTATGGAGAATATGCCTTTTAAAAAATACCATCCAATAGAGTATGTTTACAAAGACTATAAATATTTCTTAGGCTTTGCTATTAAGAAAACCAAAGATGCATTCTTATCAGAAGATTTAGTTCAAGAGGTATTTCTCCAGCTATTGACTATGAACCAACACAAGCTATTAATCATTATTGATGGTGGCAAAATTAAGACTTATGTTTGCAAAATATTACTGGTAAAATACTTCTCAAAGAAATCTCAATTCCACAAGAAATATGTAAGGTATAACAACCTAAAAGTCAGACCTACAAACAATAGCAGCTTTATTGAAAAGGTTATAAATGAACAGAATGAGCATGAAGATAATGTATTAGAAATGGAAGCCAAGATTAATGAGTGCCTTAAAACTATGGATGTTTATGATACTAAAGTATTTAAGTTATATTATGAAACTGGGCTTTCATTTAAGAAGCTAGAAGAAGAAACTGGAATCAGTCAAAGGTCATTAAGGAACACAATCACTAAAGTAAGGAACAACATAAAAAAGATT